GCCAGAAATTCAGATCTTGGTGGAATAACAGCTCCACTTGCAAGATACGGAACAGAACTTACTCTCGGCAGATTCATCCAATAATTCCCCCATCTGTGCACTCCTGTCGGACCTACGACATCATAGGAAAATGTAAATGCATGCTCCACGCCTGATATTGCATTATTGATATTTCCTATCGTCCGGTTCACTTCTGAGATCATATTATTGAGTACTCTTGTGATTCCTGTTGTGCCGTTAGCAATCCCCTGTGCCAGTCCGTTTCCCATCCTGGTTCCTGCGTACTCCATAGAAGAAGACAGACTGTTCATTTTTCGATTTATCATTCCGATCATATCTGCTATGATCTGGCTGATTCGTTCGCTGGCTTTTTGCCATTTGAATGTCATTGTATTGTACTGGCCGCTAAAATGGGAATTTACTGTTTTCTGCATTTCTCCAAGCTTCAGGTTAGCCGTCTGTTTCATGCGATCCAGATTTTTAGAGACCTCTTCTGCAGAATTTCCCCAATTAGTAACCGTCGCTGTATTTACACCGCCAGTAGCATCTTCTGCTGCCTTTTGAACATCTGCAAGATTCGCCTCTGCATCTGTCTTCATCTTGCCTGTAGCAGTACTTACTGTTTCCTGTGCCCCGACAATATTTTTGCTTACACTATTTCTCACAGCAACAGTAGCGCTTGGGAATTTCTTTTCAAGTGCCTGGTTCAGTTCATCCAGAGGTACACCTGCATCTTTCAGTGAGTTGTATACCATATCAAACGCTTCCTGCGCTGTTGCTGCTGAACCACTTGTATTATTAAAGCTGCTCAAGATGCCCTGGTAAGTACCGGCATAATCACTCGAAGTCATGCTCAGATCGTATAAAACATCCCGGACTCCCTTAATTGCATCCTTAACTGTAATAGAAGAGGTATCAATCTTGCCTGTTGTTTCAGAAAAACCAATTCCAAGGGCTTCCACCTTTGCAGTCATGTCTTCCACGAATTCTGTAGAAACTCCTGCCTGTGATCCGTACTGCTCAAGGATTCCTCTTGCCTTATCTGCAGATACGCCATACTCTGTGAGCTTCTGGATCATGTCGTCGTACATCTCATTGTTTGCTTTTCCGGCTGATTCATCTGCCTCTATCAGTTTCCAAAGCTCTTCAGCCTGCTCCTGTGTAATCGCATGTGCATTGCTCATTGCACCCGTATAATCATGAAGATAACCTCCTGTCTGAGAAAGGATGCCATTTCCGCCCTGTGCTGATTCTACCAGTTCTGCGATCTTCTTTGTCAGAGTCACAGTTCCTGCTGTTGCTGCCGCGATCAGGCCGGCAGTACCAACTAACGGAATTATAGAAGATGCAAACGTATTAAACGCTCCTGCTGCACCGCCAAGCCCGCTGCTTACAAGATTTGAAAGGCTTCCAGATAAAAC